CTTCCACAGTGTAGCTCTTCACTTCGGGTTCCGCAGGGTTAGCCGCAGGTGTCACGACAGGGGCAGGCCCGGCAGGTGGCGGGGTACTCGCAGTAGTCGGCGCTGCCGCCACCTGGGTAATTGTAGTTACCGGCGCTACGGGTTCCCCCGCCATCATACCCACCAGTAGCTTTGCCTGATTGAACATGTCTTCAACGTCTCTGTACTCAACTGTAATCATATTAAAATCCTCCTTTTAAAAGTTCGTATTCTTCCGGCAGAAGGGTTGTCCCCTTCGACATCCGGGTGTAATCCTCGTTCCACCGCCGCAGATCCAGCACTGCTTTCCGGCCATTCCAGCTCGTCTTAGTCAGCGCCAGATGCCAGCCGTCCAGCTGTCGGGGAAATTCCTGCAGCACTTCCTCAATTTCAAATTTTACTTCCATCTTGTCCTCCCATAAGTAGTGCAGCCGCCTGGCGGAAACCTAGGGCAAAGCCCTGCTCCCCGTATGCCACGCTCATTGTAATAGCTAAGTCGGATAACTCGTTGGTAACTCCAATATCCAGCGGAAGACCCTCCAACTTCTGTTCAAAAGCATCCCATGCGGCTTCCACTTCCGAGGTATTTCCCCTCTGGTCCAACTCTTCGTAGAGATCTGCCAGGGACAGAAGCGCTTTTTTAGTATCCTGTCGGTGTTTTTGCGCCATCATATTGGCCATGGTGTAAACCTGTTCTAATTCTGTTTCATTTAACTCTTCAAGCGCTTCTTTGATTTTAAATCTTTCTTCCATCTTTACAATTCCTCCATTTCGCCTTATAATAGGCTTAAGTTAATTTTTCTTTGGGCTCTCGTGTTGCAGCACGGAGCCTATTTTCCTTCTCCCAGCCACCGGCTTGTGCAGGTCTTGCTGTTACGCAAAATAGCAAACCTGTGGCCAAATAACAGTTCCCACCGCCCCAGCACTATGTGCAAGATCTGGTTACCCTTTGTATACCGGATCCCGGCTTTGTTTCCGTATCTGTTCATTTCGCTCTCACCTCCTTGTTCCGTCTAATCACCTTGTACTCGTTGTACTGCTGGCGGTATCTATAGCTGTCACCAAACACGTTCCACGCGGCCTTTACCAAATTTGGTTCAAAGGGCCGTATCTTTTCCAACTCCTCTACCGCTTTCGCCGATATTGAGCATCCGCAACAGCCTGTACGCCGTAGGCCGTACACCTCATAGGCGTCCGAATAGCGGATTTTGTAGTAATCTTTGTACCACTGCTTATCCGCGTCCGACACATAAAACAGGGGTCGGAGCCTGTATTTCCCATCAGCCGTTTCGGAAAAGCACATCGATGTATTATCCTTGCGCGGTACAGACCTCATACCGCCCTCGTCCCGGCGCTCGCCTGTGATTATCATGTCAAACGGTTTTTGCACACTGTGCGCCACTTGCTTTTTACAGTAGTCACAGCATTTGTTACTGACTTTGAAAGGAATTGGGTTTTCAATAACGAAGTCAAGCAGATACTTTGACGAGCCAATGACGAGTTGGATATCTGGTCGTGGCTCCCCTGCGGAATTGCACCCGCACAGAAAGTTAATTATTGATTCGCACTTTGGGTAGCGTTCGCGAAGTTCCGCCCGCTTTGCCGCCTTGTCCTCTGCGTTCGCGTATTCCGCAGCGATTGACAGCGGGATGTTTTTCTTCTGAACGCCCTCCAGTCCGCTTGAAACAATCTTTGACATAAATGGCAGTCCATGCTCTCGCGTGGCTTGCACTATGCCCTTTTTGGGTCGGTGCTCGGTGATTGTGACTCCGTACTCTGCCTCCATCTCACGGACATGACGTTTTATCGCGTCCATCTCAAGTCCAGTGTTAAAAAAGCAGTATTGAATGGGCGGGAAGTCGAGGGTTTTGCGCATTGTCTCAATCAGGTGTAGCATGATGTCGCTGTCACTCCCACCGGAATAGGAGCACATGGCGTTTGGGTGCTGATACAATCTTTTCGCGATTATGCTTTTAATGGCCTCAAATTTATGCGGTGCGTCAAAATCCGCATAAGCGGGGCGGTCAGTGTATACTCTGCTCTTGAATTTCGTTTCCATTTTAGTTACCTCTCACTATGGCTAATGTGTTTGTGACATACAGCCCAATTCCTACCAGGGCCGCCACCGGTGTACTCCGCCTGTACAGTATCAGGATAACGAGCAGCCAGGCCGTAAGATAAGTAATGATCCTAAGCACGATAATGGCTGCACGTACTGCTTTCTTCACTTTTTGCACCTCCTTTTTAAAGTACTTGTGCCTTTTCATCTTCGCTAAAATTCAACACCTCACATAATTTCCATAACTCCCCGAGAGTGAATGTCCTCGGATCCTTGCGCTTGTTTTGCAGCGTCCGCTTCGCGATATGCATTTTGGCCGCCACCTCCTCCTCTGTTTTTCCCAGGAGTTCCATGTTTTTTGATATATAGGCTCTGGTGATTCTGGCTTTTTGTTCTGCCTCTCTTGGTTTAAGTTTTGGCATATTGCGTCGCCCCCTTTTCCTTCCTTTTTCTTGTTGCCAAAGACAGTGCGCTAAAGCATTTTTTAGGTTGATGGGAATTTTACAAGGACATCGATTGAGAGTTTTGCAGCCCCTGGGAGTGTGGAACTCTCAATTTTGTAATCGCCCACATGATGAAGCTCCTTGTTATCTAACCAGAGTGTTGTACCATGTTCACCATCCCGGATCACAAGTTTCATTAAGTCATCTGCCGTCACCTTCCCTCTCCTCCTATCCTTTCAAAATCCAATCCATTTGAGCATTACAGTCTGCAATCGCATCAGCCACGGCTCCCCGTCAACGGTCACCGTTCTCACTTTGCCAAACTCGGCGTTCTCAAAAACTTTCAATTTGTTCATGTGTCCTCCTTTATACTTTTCGTTGTTTCGTGATTGGCATCGCAATAAATTCGGGGCCATTGCGTCTAAAGTTGACCTGCGCCATCCCGTGGCATGCTTCGTAATACTTGTTGTAAATTGGTATCAACTCGTTTAGCATTGCGACAGAGAGGTCAACCTGATCGGGCGTAAGATCGGCTATCCGTTTTGGTTCAATCTCACGGCTTTTATCGAAATAAGAGCTGCCATTACAGGTATACCTCCGCTGCGTGAACTGTGGCGTCGACGTATGCAACTTTTTGGCTAATAATATGAATGCGTTCCATTGTGGTGAGCTCACCCCTGTGCGATAATGAGGCGAGGACCCGTCGAAAGCCACGCCATAAATTGGCAACTCCGCTACTAGATCGGCAAGGGTCAGGGTTCTTCCTGCTTTTGTTAAGCTGTCTACTTGATCCTGCAATTCGGATACTTTTCTTTGCAGATCGCAATAGTCTTGCAATGATATTTCCATTTTCATCCCTCCTATTCTGTTTTTGTTGAGTTATTCTCAACTTTTTGTTTAAAAAAATATACGTGTATTTCATCATGTGGTATCATTAGTTGCTCAATAGACTTTTCGATCTCTTCTTGCTTCCAGTCGATTAAATTATTTAATTTGTTACTTACTGATACATCTGACAGTTGAATGGATTTTGCAAACGCACCCTGCGTTCCAAATACCTCTCTGATTTTTCCCTTCAACTTGCTGTAATCATATACATGAGCCAAAGTTACTTCACCTCCTCTTGTTGAGTTTTTCTCAACCAAATACAGATTACCACTTTTTATAATTTGTGTCAACATGTTTTTTAAGTTTTTCTCAACTTTTTTAAAAAATGGTTGCTTTTTTCTCAACCATGCTTTATAATCATTTTAAAGATTTCTTTAAGTAAAGGGGCGGTAATTCAATGAAAAAGGAAATAGGCGATAGAATTAAAGAGGCTCTAGAGATTAGAAATATGATACAAGCCGATTTAGTAGAAAAAGGGAAATTTGATAAGGGGCAATTGAGCTCATGGATTTCCGGAAAATATAGGCCCCGCCAAAATAACATTGCTTTATTGGCAGAGATTCTTGACGTCAGCGAGGGGTGGCTTATGGGTTACGATGTTCAAATGAATTCAAAATTGAGCCCCGATGAAGCATGGGACAAAGAGTCTCAAAAAGTCATTGATAAAGTATATGCCTTTGATTGCCAACTGAAAGCACTCGGTTGGGAATATAAAGTTGTGGCAGAGGACGATTCAAGTACAAGCGATATTCCTGATGTTTACGTCCTATTCACCAAGGGAGAGAACTCATTTAAAGTTTCCGGCAATGATTATGATACTTTGATAAATGATACACAAGAATTTATTAAAAAAAGGTTGCAAAAACTATTGCAAAAATCTATCCAGGATATGTTTGCAGACAAAGATCACCTACTCCTCAATGCAGCCCACGAACGCACAGATATTGAAGTAACTGATGAAATGAGAAAGCACGATGACGATATTATGGATGATGAGAACTTCTGATGGGGGAGTGAAATATGGTATATGACAAATTAATCATAGACGCAGATGCGCAGGGTGTGACTGTAAAGGAAAAAACCTTGGAAGCCCATGACGGCCGCATAAAGGGCAACAAAATCGCAATCAGAGCAAGTATACCAACTCGAAGGGAAAAAGCCTGCGTTTTGGCTGAAGAACTTGGACATTACTTTTATACCTCCGGGGATATCATAGATCAGTCAAGCACTCAAAACCGCAAGCAAGAGTTGCTGGCACGAGTAAAAGCCTATAACCACATGGTGGGGCTG